ACCACATAAAATAAAAAACGAAATTTGGTTTTTCCGACTTTTGAAATAGTATTACCATGACAAATTGCCGGCTTTAGATGTTCGGTCTTTCGACCACGGATTCTCTTGGATTTAACTACCCACCAAGTGTAATCAGAAAAACCAAGTTAATAGAGGTTCCACCAAACTTAATAAATTTTTAGGAACATATTACATATTAGCAAAACCAGAAGCTTGGGACAGATAAGAAGAAGGTTGATTACCAATAGATTGAAAAGAATTACCAGTTTTATGGACAATATTACCTTGAATTGTAGCTGTAACGGGAGGAGAAGGAGCTGTGTTAGAATATGCCATATAAGATGGGAGTCCAGATTTTTCATAGGCAGCAACTTTATCTGCATTGTACTGTTCAATAGCTTTAGCTTTACGGTTAGTCGAATAAATTTGACCTGTTGCAAGACCTGCACCCGCAAAGAAACCACTTCCAGCACCATGCATAGCATCGCCTAAAAAATTACTTTTAGATTTTGTAGGGGTTACATCCTGTATCGATACTTTTGAATACTTATGGGAAGGAAAGTCCACACGCGGTTTGGAATTGGAACCAACAAAAGGTACCAAAGATAGTGGGTGTGTAAGTGTAGACATGGGATGAGTAGCACGAGTAACAATTTGGTTATGAGGTAACCGATGAGGAACAGTAGAGTGTTGAGAGCCGCTTCTTGAAAATATTGAGGAGGAATTACGGCTACTAGAAGAATTAGCACGAGAAAACACGGAACTTGGAGATCGAGAAGGAACCGAATGAATAGAAGGAGTGCTTGCAGTGGCGTAGCTCGAATGAGTAAGAGGGCCATGATTAGATAAAGAAGAATAACGAGATGGTGAGGAAACAGATTCGTTAATATGACTTATATTTCTAGGTCGGTTAGTTGTTAATGGTGTCAATGGTAAGTCCCTTGAGGTGAAGACTGAGTTTGGATCTCTTGGAGTCCTGCCTAACGGGTGTGGAAGTAAATGAGCGTAACGATTTGTTAAATACATGATCAGCCGCAAATGAACAATTTGGTAAACGTAAATTTTTATGAAATTGGAGGGATTTGGACGAACCAGATGTGGGTACTGGAACATTTTCTTCTATATAAGAAATAAATTGTGTTGAATATCTATAAGGAATAATTTTTATAGTAACATAAGCATCGTAAGAACTTGTTGTAAAATATCCACCACGATATAATTTTAAATAGAGGATAGGGGTTTTTAAAATATTATCATAAAGTTGAAGAAGCATAGCTTTGCCAGCAGGCATATCAAAAGGATATTTTGAAAAATAAGTTTGTAAAGCAGTAGTAGTAATAGCAGGAACAAGACCAGGAGTAGAATTACGGTCTCCAAAAATATTAGAATATGATGCAAAAGCAAAAAGTGATTCAAGAGGAGTATTGAGAGTTACGACATTAGAAGTAGGAAGAAATTCATAGTCTTCAGGAGCAAAAGCAGCTTCCAAACATTGCAAAGTGGAATCAAGATTATCACCAACACCAAAATCATAAGAGTCCAAATATGCAGTATTGGGATTACTACTATTTGAAGTACGAAAACCATTTATTGAAACGTCACGGAAGTCCATCCAATATCTAGCACCAGAATTAGAAAGAGTTGTTTTAGAAGTTAAAGCATTAGTATACCATACAGTAGAGTTCCAATTAGAAAAGCGTTTCTTAAGACTTGTTGGATTACGGAAATTTTCAAAACCTTCATCCGAAGCCCATGGAGTTACACCAGCTCGATAACTAGGATCAGAACCCTCTATATAAATACGAAGACCATAACCTAAACCAATTTGGGTTGCAGAAAAACCGGTAACTATACGTACATAACCACGCCAGTTATAATCAAAAAACTCACCATTGACTTTAACTAAACCATCAATATTGGTATTGAAAGTAGTGAGAGAACTAGGTAAGATAAGAAAATCGGAGACAGGATTCTGATGTGGGTATGGAATATAACTACCAAACAACTCTTTCAAAGGATCTAGTCAGGTAGAAGAAAGAGTAGTAATATTTGGAGGAATAATTTGGAGCATCTCAAAATCTTCCGATGCTTTAGAAAATATTTGAACAGAAATAGAAGTTGAACCAGAAGACGAAGTATTTAGAGCTTGTAGAACAAAAATACAGAAATTACCACCAAAAGAATTATAATTAGTAGCATCATAAGGATTATAATGGTACATAGTATTACGCTGATCCATGACAGAACGAGAAACACACTCAAGTAATTTGGGATCAATAATTTCATATTCAAAACAAGTAAATTTATTTACATCAGATACGGTTGCGGGGTCGACATTTGGAGGTAAACGAACAAGAGCTAGAGCACCAGCATGAAATCCAGTACCAGCAATCTTTGCTTTAAAATCAAGACCACCAGCCCAAGTATTATAAATTTTTGATAAATAAGCCAAAATTGGGTTCGCATTTACAGGATGAATAGGACATGAGAAGATCAATTTACCAACTAAGTCAGCAGTTGTCCACTCAAAGGAGCCTTGAGAAATGAATTGTTCTTTAACATAAGGATCAAGCGCATTTAATGAACCAGTGTGAGGAATTGCTTCGGCAGCAGGAGCAGGAGCCGTAGAAATAGTAGATAAAGGTAATTGAGCAGCATCAGTACTAGCAGAAATGGCGGGATCGCCGGAAACAGCAGGAGCAGCAGACATACCAGGGTGAGACATGTTTGTAATGATTTATCGAGGGTGAAGTCGAATTAGACGAGGGACCCCAAATAACAAATAGCCAGGTTGGTATGCCAATCTGGTATTGGAGATATAGGAATTCCTCTTGTGACACAAATTTCTGTCACATGATTTCGTAGGATGTCATAAAAGGCAGGGCCATGTCCAATGGAATTGCGCATCAATGAGTCGATAGATTGGGCCAAAACAAGGGGATCATATTCCACAATATCTTTGATGTCGTCATAAAGCTTAGCTTTAAAAACACGACACCATTGAATTTGCTTCTTAACTGAATCAATGTCAAGGCGAGAAATAATAAGATTATAAGTTTTGAAATAAACAAAAGATTGTTTAAGGAAAGTCATAGAAGAAAGTTTCATAACACCCCCAGCAGTAGTTTTGAGGGCAGGGGTACATTGCACATATAATTTAGAGAGTTCATCTTTAACAGTTTCAAAATTAAAATACGGCAGAAGTTCTTTTTTGACTGTGTAAGCACCATCATCTCCATAAAGAGCCATTCTGACAAAACGTAGAAGAAACTCTAGAGTTTCTTCTAACCAACTTGCTCCTTGGGGATCAAGTTGTTTTGCTCTGCGAACAATCATTTTGTACGAGTACAAAAGATATAGGAGATGGTAGGTTGTATTGTCAATAGTAGTACCTGGTTGCCCAGACACTTGCCCACCAGGGGCTTGAACAATATGATCATAGAAAGTCAAAAGAGGACCATGTAACACTGAATGTAAATTTGTCCGAATTATATCATCTTCAGGTTTCCAATTTGGATCTAAGGCCTGATAAATTTTATTATAAATTCTAGGAGGTTGTTTAGTAACACTTAAGGGAATAGTTGAATCAAAGCTTTTATAGTCCAAATCAAAGCCGACGTCAGACATTTCAGCAAGATAATTGTACAAACCGCCCCATTCCATAGAAGTAGTATTAATACCAACTTTATATGGGAGGGCATGTCGACAATCTTGTATGGCACAAAATACAGCATGGAAGTACTTGCGGTGCGCGATTGTATAATCAAGAGGGGCACCAGCAAAAGTACGTGTATTTGCCACATCATATATCTTCCTGAAAGGCAAGACTTCGTCCTTGAGAGAGACATCAAAAACTACAGCACTCCGTTTACCATTGCGTGCGTTATCGATGAGATCTTTAACAGCAGTACGCAATTTTTGTCCATGTTCAGTAGGGGCAATGCGGGAGAGACCATCACTACCAAGCTCCAATAAATCCATTTTCGTGGCTACTAATGGAAGAGTTTTCCATGGGAAGCCAACTGAAGTTTGCTTTTGGATTGGATTGGAAGTTTGGAAGCGGGTACATCTATTTATTGCCTCCGTTGTTGTTAGGACACCAAGGTCAGGAGAGTGATGCATTTTCAAAGTATGGACTAAAAAATCAGCAATTTCATCACCGCAAAGATCCATAGTTTTCTCATCTATTTGAGGCTGTTTATGGCCCCACTTGAAAACTCCACGTTCATAGACTGAGATGTTTTGGACATTTCTGGAATCTTTGTGCGATAAAATTGATGGTTCAGCTTCAACTGAATATTCATCTTTAGCGAGGGGGGAATGACGAAATTGAGTATTTACATTACGGTGGGCCCGATAATTAGCACCTTGTAGAGTTTTTGCTCGCCCGAAATAAGTTAAACCTTGTACATCAGCTGCACGCTCTTGGACCACACATTGATGTGGTAAAACCACAATATCTGCTACGTTGTTGCACAGTGCAAAATCAGTAGCAAAAAGAGATGTGATTTGTCCAATTGCATCATTGGAGGCTGCATGAAAACCAAGGAACTTATGTTGATCAGAAGAATCAAGCAAAACTACAGGAGCACCACAATCACCACTCTTAGTGGATAAACATGGTGTAAGGCTATAACCAGCGGGACCTGCAACATAAAGAAGATCTGTAAACTTTTTCATATCAGTACGTGTAACCACGCCTGCGGATTTTACTCTAACTACATGATGAATAAAATTTCTATTATTGGAAGGAACACATAAAACAGCAGATTTACTATTATAATCACGAGAGGCTTGGGTAGGACGCAAATGAGGTAGGATAGACTTAACAGAAGGAAAAGTTTTATCATCAATTGTGAATTTTATACCATCACGAGCAACAAGGCGGTCACCATATTTAATTTTCCACGTCTTATTGTTATAAAACAACTTTGAAGTAGAGCGAGTCTCCTCACTCATGTGGCCAATGGTGACTCCAACGTTACCATGAATCATTATGCAATGCACAAGGTGGATTCCTTGTGCATTAACAATATGACCCATTTGTTTTGGAATAATATTCTCAAGAAGATCAGATGCCTGAGGATCAACTGCAATATCATTATTAAGTGGTTTCTTAATACGATTTGCTTCAGTATAATCCGACGCCATCGTAATCTCATCCAAAGCTGGAAGATCATAATTAAAATGTGGATGGTTACCAACTCTTAAAGGGTTAAAAGAGGTACCACCAGAAACATCACTACCCGCCTCATTTGCCATCTCAACCTTAGAATCATGGTTAAGGACATAGACAGACGCACCAACACATAGAACTTCAAAAACAAGTTTAAGACAGGTAATAATACCTTTGACATTAGATGGAACAAGATCAGAAAAAGGTGAAAGAGTGTCAGCTGGAGAAGGCTCCATGACAGGCAAGACAAATTGTGTATAAAAATCGACATAGGATCTATCTTCTGTTTCGAAAGACTGATCCCCGATCACTTGATATAATTTGCCATTGTCGAGACGCCATGAAACGTCAGCTTGTACAAAGAAACAAAAGGAAGCTTTTTTGTTAAAATTGAATCCATAAGAAGTATTGGGATCATGTACAATAACTGTAACTACATTTGGGCATTTAACTTTAAGCATATTAAAACTAGTCAAAGCAGTGATAATATCACCACGATCAATTTTAGGGACTTGATTGGTAATAGCATTGAGAACAGGTGTAAAATGTGTAATCATTTTAATGTAAGAACCTCTAACAAAGGTAGAATGAGTAAGCATTCTACTAGGATCATCAAGAAATGTTTCAAGGGGAGCATCTAATCTAACTTCAAATTCAGCATCAAAAGTAGGGAGGGTTGGTATTTTAGTCAATGTGGAATACTCTACTTTAGTTTCACGGGAATCTACAAGTTCTTTAACTAATGTTTCATACATATACTTCTTGGAGGCAGATTCAATAGTAACAAATTTTTCATAACTTTTTCCAGATTTGGCAAGATCGTCATGATTGTATTTCACTAAACCACAAAATTTTGTACGATATTGAAACTCTATAAGAGTTAACTTACGCATTGTAGCAACACGCTGCTCTTCATCAAGCTGATTAAAACGCTTCCAAAACGGTGTTTCATTAGCGGTGTAAACAGTTGTTGAAATCGCTGTATTATAACGATGTGTGACATTGGAGATGAATTGTGTGAACTTTTCATCAGTCTCAGCAACATCATCATAAAGAGGACTAGTAGCTTCAAAATCGGACAATCTTGTGTCAGTGAAACCTGCATCTTTTGCAAGAGAAGTTTTTCTGGTGCCAGGAGCACCAAGTAACAAATAACATGGATAAGACGAATGATCACGAGAACGTATAAAATCAAAAGCATTATTCTTCAATACAGTTGTTAATGGGGATAAATTTAATGATTTAATTTTGTCTTGATAAACTTTTACCCTACTACGGTACAGAGGCATAAGATTTTCTGCAAGTTGGCGGTAGATTGCTCTACCATGCAGTCCTTCCTGTGCGGGTTTAATAGTTAATTGGGTAGCATTGGAGGGACGGGGCATACGGTACATTTCCATAAAATCTACTTTGTTAGGATCATGGGTTCCAGGATTGTCAAGCATGAACTGGTATTCAGAAGGTTCATACTTTACTTCCCAGACTCCATCTCTTCTACGGTTAAGAATTGTAGGATCAACAAGGGATTGGGATTGAGTAAACAAACTGTAATTAGAACAAATAAAAACAAAAGGAGAAGTAAAATTGAGACCTTTGTTTGGCAAATCAGCCATTGGAAGAGGATAAGCTTGTGGTGTGTATATATTGTTCCACTCATCATGGTCAAGATTTAATTTATTTTGACCGCCATCATCATAGATGACAACATCTTGACCACAATAACCAGACCAATATTTTTCTGTGGGTTTACGTGTGAATGTTGTGAGTTTTCTACCAAGAATTTTCTCCAATTCTTCAGTAATTAGTCCAGCAGCACGGGATTTACCAACCCCTGTACCACCATATAACCACCAAACAACGGGTTCCATTTTACCAATTGTAGAATTTTGTATTGCATGTTTCAAATCTTCAATTTGTGTGAGTGTTGTTGAGATTGTTTGTAATAGATTTTTTGTGCCATTTAATTTAACACCAGAATTAGTCATAGTGACATAATGTTTATAAATTTCTTCGTACTTGGTACGTAATCTATTTATAATTTCAGGACTAGAAACTACTTCATTTAAATTTACAGCAATATGATTTCTTAAAATGACAAGATCGTCATGTAATTTTTCTGTTTTGTTAACTAAGTCTCGGATATTCTGATTAGAAAGATCAGTATCTGTAAAAGAGCCAAAGGCAGAAGAAATTAGAGTAAATAAGTCAGAAACTCCATTTTTCATGAAAGAAACAGATTTGGCCATAAAGCCAGCTTTTGTCATCCACTGAGATATATTTGTGGGACACAAAGTAACGCCAGCAATAGAAATGAAAGCAGTAACAACTGCTGCCACAGCTTTGACAATGTCAGGAGCTGACAAATCTGAATCAGTTGTGAAATTTAGAAAATTCTTAACATCATCTACTGAATCATTGTGTAGAAGGGGGAGGGGATCTTCATGTTGGAAAAATTTATGTAAAGATTTTAGACAAGGAAGAGAAAGAATTGTGCGAACAGCGTTTGTGATTGCTGCAATACTCCTAGTTATAAGACCTTCATCTGTTACATGAAAACCATGTAATTCAAAGAGTAAATACAAGCGAGCGAGAACGGTGCCCGCAGTCGCATCATTACGTGCCAATTGGAAAAGATGGTATAGTGTATTACCAAGTTTCAAACTTTTGAACACAGATAGAATGTGATCTTCCATATATTGAACATCATTCTCGTCATTACGCATGACAATAGGATAATGAGTTTCAATAATGGAAACGAGATCATCTCGTACATCTGAAGGTTTGAAATAACTTGGAGGTACACCCATCCTAACTTCAGGAGCGTCAGGAATGATTGGAGGATAGGGACCTGCAATTTGGTGGTAGCCAAATAACAAGCACTGACGAATATGTTGGGTTTCAGGTGTGTCTGTTAGTAGATATATTTTGGATATATCCGGAAATTGGACAAGAAAGAAAAGACCAACTTCGTTGGCTGTGTAAACAGGTGTGTGTGAATGTTCACGTAAGGGACAATTCCCATTGAAAAGGGATATGGCATTATCAGAAATGATAAACTCATATGTCTCATCAGGGAAGTCGTCTGGGAGGGAATCTGTATCAGTAAAAGAGCTATAGGGTAGAGTAAAATACTCTACAGCATGATTCAAAGGAATGTCATCATCTAATTCCAAATCAGATTCAGAATCAGACTCATAAACATCTACAGGGTGAACAAGAAAATTTGCTTCATGGTTAGTAAGAGGACATGAGCAAGTAGAAGGAAGAATACAAAGTTCATTATTATTTACAACAAGAAAAGGTTGTGAATAAGCAATTTTATATTCATATAAAGCAACTAAGAATTTAGGTTGCTTTCGCCAAATTTCGTAGAGGCAGCAAGGTTTAAAAATAAAGCCACGTTCTACAAGGTGAATTAAATGAGCAAAACCAGCATTGCCCTTTTGTATAAGGTAGCAAGGGCAATCTTTGGCTAAGCAGAATCCACATTGATCATTCAGTACAATTTGTACTGGATCAAGAATTTTGGGATTGTTTGATATTTTAATAGGGATATCAGAATTATTAGGTATATAAATACCATTTGGATAATTTTGAGGGATCATACAGGAGTCCCATCCAGTTTGGAGGGATTTCCTGAAAGTGTTGTAATTATTACGGCGTAAAGCCATATTTAAAGCTTCTATTGAAGAGCTTTTGAGAAATTACAAATAAAAATGTTTTACCGAAAGTTGGAAAATATTTAAAAAAGGTTTTTAAATTGAGGGATAGTGTTTACTATCACG